ACCAGTATTTATGTCACCAATGATTTCGTCTTGTGTGAGTTGAAGACCAGAGTCATCATCACCGCAGCTTGCCAAAGATAGCAAAGCGGTTAATGCAATAAGAATCATTTTAATTTTCATACATTTCTTCAATATTAAAGGGTTACACTTATATCTAATAAACGCAGACCGTATCAAAAACTTGCATGAGATTTCATATTTTTCTTCATGCGCAATATAAATCACCCTATCAAGAATTTTGTGAATCAATAAATCTATACGACAGTAAATCAATAAGTCAATACGACAGTGAATATCCAAGCGTCAAAGATGCGACCATTCTCAACTAAAAGCATTTGTCCCTCCGTAGAGTTGCAGGACAATGGCTGTTTTCTCTTTTGCTCCGTACAACCTCTTGAAGATATCATCACGAAGTTGCGCTGCACCATTGGAGGTTAGACGGAAGCAAATGGCAACAACCATAGGGAATCCATACAGCGTTTGCCAAACATCTTTGGAAAGTTTTTGCCTCTTTTGGACTTCCGACATCAACAACATACCTTCTTTATATATGGCTCTTATCACGGCTTTGAGCTTCGGGGTTGTGACATAAAGCATATCTACCAACTCATTTTCACTCATCCACAAGTCCTCCACATTGGACGGAATGGAAAGCCTTCCATTTCCGTCCACGGTGATTACAGTCCTTTTCATGCCATCCCTCCCATTGCAGGCAAATGCCCCTTGATTCGACTTTCAAAGACTGATATGTCATGGTCAAGTTTGGTGCTTGTCACCTTGGCATATATCTGTGTTGTTGTGATGTTCGTGTGACCAAGAATCTTGCTCACGCTCTCTATTGGCATACCATACTCCAATGCTAAAACTGCCCAACTATGACGTGAGACATGAAATGATACATGCTTCTTTATACCACACATTGCAGCAACTTTCTTGATGCGCTTGTTGATGCTGTCAAGGTTGCCAATGTTGAACAAGTGATTACCCTTTCTGAAAGATTTGTATCTCTCAACTATCTGCATGGGAATATCCATCAGCTTGATTTGGAACGGCACACCTGTCTTCTGACGCTTGGACACAATCCAAGGAGAACCGTTTACCATGCTGATGTTGTCCTCTGTAAGATTCTTGATGTCGATAAAAGATATACCTGTCCAACAGCCAAAGACGAAGAGGTCTCTTGCAAATGCCATGTTGGGGTCTTCCAACTTTATTTCAGTCATGGCGGTAAGCTCGTCCAAGGTCAAGAACTCACGTTCCTTGTGGTCTGGGTCAACATGGTACATGGCAAAAGGGTTTCTCGGTATCTTGCCATTGTAGTGTGCTGCTGTGACAATATGTTTCAGAGGTATGGAGTAAATCCAGATGGAGGACTGCGCAAGTCCGACAATATTCTTTAAGTACAAGCAATAGTCACGGATGAACTCCTCGGTAAGCTCATTCATGGACATATCGCTTCGCTTGTACTGATACTTGATGAACTCGGCAACGTACTTTCTCACCACAAGATACTTGTTGTACGTGTTCTTGGCTCTGTCCTTGCCTACACGCTTGGCAAACGCAGCGTTCTCCTTGTCAAAAGCTCTAAGCAAAGTCTCGTACTCCGTACCTATGCCTTGGTATGCGTTTCTCACCATTTCTGCGGTAACGAACGCCTCACGGTCGGAAAGTCGTTGGTAATGCTTGGCGATTTGAGCTTTGATGTTGTCAAGCACAAAATTCACTTCCTTGGCTTCCTTGCTTTTGCCGATGGCTCTGTTGCCTTTGGCATCCCAGATAGCCTTGGTCACGCTCTGCTTGCAACTGAACTGTGCGATAGTTCCGTTGATTGTCACTCGTCCCATAATAGGGACAATTCCGTTTCTCTCCTTGCTTCCATTTACATAGAAGACTGTCTTGAAAGTGCATCTCATAATTCTTACTTCTTTGTTCGGTGCAAAATTAAACTATGAGAGTTGCATGGCAAAACCAAAACTTACGCAGAATGGGGAAATATGAACCACCACCGTTAAAAAATGCTTATTAGGGCGTTTCTGCGAGGTAATGATTTGAAAGCGTTTCTATTTCATCAATCTGCGTTTTTTGCATTTCCTCGTCTATGCCACTAAAAGCAAACGGCTGCCACAACCACTTGAAACTCAAAACAAAAGCATCATTCTGCTATTTTTTGCTTTTTTAGGCGTTATTTTTTTAGAAAAAATCCCTTTTAGTTGTCGCATTCCCCCACCAATGCGACACCTAAATGATAGGAATGCGACACCTAGGCATGGGAATGCGACACCTTATTTCAATTATTTTTTGTATATTTGCAGCATGATTGCTAGATTGGAGCCATGCCGGAATGCTGTTCGGTATACCTGTTCATCATGCAGGCAAGCCTCTTATGTTTCCAGGAATCATCTTCGTTCTGATGATCCAAAGGACATGATGGCGCAGCCTATCCCATCATAGAGGAAAGCTCCTTATCTTAGCGATAAATTGGCAAGCAGATATATAAGACAAAATATTAACATTAATCATTTATAACAAAACGTGTATGAAAAAGAAACAATTACACAAATCGAATCGGCTCGTCACGATGCTGCTGCTCATGATGGCTATCCTCATGCCTTATGGGGGGGCATGGGCACAAACGAAGCCATCCAGTGGTGATGGCTCAGTAGGCAATCCTTATAAGATATCCACAGCTGCCGAACTGGCGTGGTTCCGTGACTATGTGAACGGAACTATCGTGGACAAAGGCGAAAAACCTGGAACTACTCACCCATCAGCTTCAGCCGAGCTGACTGAGAATATCGACTTGGTAGAGTTCTGCCATGCGAAGGATGGCACCAAGTATACAGAAAAGCTCAGCTGGGCTCCTATAGGTAACGATTCTAATCCGTTTTATGGAACATTCGATGGCAACGGGAAGACTATCAGAAATCTCTACATCAATGTCACCCCTAAGAATATCGGTTTCTTCGGCTATGCCGGTTTCTTCGGCTATGCTGATGCAGGTGGCAACATCAAGAACATCACTTTCGACAATGCAAAGGTAAAGAGTACTGATGATTATTATACTGGAATTTTGGTAGGAGCTGCAGCCTCTTGTATTGAAAATATCAAGACCTTGGCTAACTGTTCGGTAGAAGGAAAAGACTACACTGGCGGAATAGCAGGAGATGCTAACGGCAACATCGGCAACTGCGAAAACCATGCAATGGTGAATGGTGCAGGTTTTGTAGGAGGTATTGTAGGTAGGTATGCGTATTCCGGCAAATCCATCACTTCATGCGCCAATTATGGTGTTATAACAGGTACGAGAGACAGAGTTGGTGGCATGGCTGGATATTTTATCTCAGGAACCATTCACAATTGTGCCAACTATGGTGATATAACGGGAATTTTCTATGTCGGAAACTTGATAGGATTAGCTAATGAATGCAATCTGAACAATGTGCTTGGCACTGGTAATGTTACTGCTACTTCTAGAAATCCTGCCGGTCTCCTTGTTGGAAACATAGAAAATTCCTCCAGCACCGCTTCTGGCATCTTGGCATACAACAGCAGCGCTAAGCTTACCATCAATAAAACTGTGCAGACAGGTGAAGCTGTCAAGGCTATCGGAGGAGGCTCATTGACATCAGCTGAAAAGATAATGGCATTCACCGCAGAACAATTGAAGAGCGGCATGGTTGCCAATCTGCTCCAGAAAAATGTCTCAGGAAGTGCAAAATGGGGACAAAAACTGAACACAGACGATTATCCTTTACTTGGCTCTGCTGATGAGGTTTACTCAGGTAATGCGACATTGAATTGTTTAGGCGAGGTGGAAAGTACAGTTACATTTACCAACACAAAGCCAGCACAAGAGGGCACATTAACGGTTAAGCATGGCGATAGTCCCATACATCACGAATCCGTGGCTGCTACCTGCACCACAGATGGCAAAATAGAATATTGGGAATGTAATCTTTGTCATAAGTCTTTCTCAGACGAGCTGTTGACACAAGGAGTGAGCACTCTTGTAGTATCAGCTACCGGACACAAATATGGTGAGAACGACAAGTGTACGATGTGTCAGAAAGAAATTCCTTCCTTGACATTGGGTAACAATCTCATAACAATCGAAAAAACGTATGTCAGTAGGGATGAAATCAGCGGTTACAACCTTTATAAATATACAGCTCCAGAAGATGGCAGATTGCAGGTGACGGCAGACAGCAACGGCAATAAAACCTGTGGCACCCTGTGGGAGAGCCCTACGGCTGCATCTCGCTTGATTTACGATGATTCTAGCAATTGGCCTGACTTCAAAATCACCTATACTGTAACGAAAGGCACCACTTATTATATCGGTGCAAGAGAATCCAATGGCAATGCCATCGAAGGCGAAGTCAAGCTCAATGTAAAACTGAATGGTCTTGAAGGTGAATTGCCAACAGGCATGACTGGTAAAGGAACTGAGGCGGAACCATTTGTGCTGAAGACGGCAGAGCATTTGGCGTGGTTCCGTGAATTCGTGAATGAAGGCAACATGGAAGCCTGCGCAAAGATTGCCGATGATGTGAAAGAAATTGATATGAGCACTGTATGCCATAAGGCTGATACCGAAAAGCAGGTAACAGAGCTCAGCTGGATTCCTATCGGTACCTCATATACTAATAGGTATCAAGGTACATTCGATGGCAACGGGAAGACCATCAGTAATCTCTACATCATCAATGCCGCCTCTGATTATGTCGGTTTCTTCGGCTATGCAGAAAAGGGCAGCATCAAGAACATCACTTTCGACAATGCAAAGGTAAAGAGTACTGCTAAATGTACTGGAATTTTAGCAGGATTCAAAGAGCTTTGTATTATTGAAAAAATCAAGACCTTGGCTAACTGTTCGGTAGAAGGAAAAGATGGCGTTGGCGGAATAGCAGGAATGGCAAGTGGCGACATCGGCAACTGCGAAAACCATGCAATGGTGAATGGTGCAAATTATGTAGGAGGTATTGTAGGTAACTATAGAGAATCCGGCAAATCCATCATTTCATGCGCCAATTATGGTGTCGTAACAGGTACGGGAAACAGAGTTGGCGGCATTGCTGGAAATTTTGGCTCAGGAACCATTCAGAATTGTGCCAACTATGGCGATATAACTGGAGCTGATATTGTCGGAAACCTGATAGGAGATGGTTATATATGTAATCTGAACAATGTGCTTGGCACTGGTAATGTTACTGCTACTTCTAGAAATCCTGCCGGTCTCCTTGTTGGAAACATTGGCAATTCCTCCAGCACCGCTTCTGGCATCTTGGCATACGACAGCAGCTCGAAGCTTACCATCAATAAAATTGAGCAGACAGGTAATGCTGTCAAGGCTATCGGAAAAGGCTCATTGACCTATCCAGACGGTAAGAATGAAGCTGACGTGGTCAAGGCATTCACCCCAGAGCAGCTGAACAGCGGTGAAGTGGCTTACCTGCTCAACGGAAGCAAATCAGAAGGTGAACTGGTTTGGTATCAGAAACTCGGCACAGATGCTTATCCTGTGCTTGTTGCTGCAGAGGGCAATACTGTATATCATGGATCGTTCACTTGCTGCAATGGAACGGCTGCATCATATAGCAATAGTACTTCTGAGAATGAATTGGTTCACGTAGCATCTGCCACTTTAACCAGTCCTGAGTTCGACTCAGCCAATCACATTTACCACATGGGTTGCCTTAATGAGAACTGCCCTGAGCATAAGTATGCAGCAGATGCAGATGGAACACTGGAGGCTAAGGCAGAAGACGGCAAGTTCTATGTCAAGGAACTGAACCTTACCGATGCTTCTACAGTCATCAACACCCAGGCTCAGTTCACGATTAAGAAACTTCAATATAGCCGTCAGTTCAATGAGGGACAGACGGGTTATGTAACACTCTGCCTTCCTTTCGATATCAATGTAGCTGATGTTACTGGTGTAGAGAAATGCTATCCGGTAGGAGATATGATGATTCACATGCCAACAAATGATGCAAGTGTATTGAAATTCGTTCTTATGCTCGATGAGCAGTCTGTCATCAAGGCTGGTACACCGATGATTGTTAAGCTTGGTGCAGAGAACGCAGCTCAGAAATTGGTTGCAACGGCACAGAATGTAGAGTACAACGCCAACTTCTTTGCAGCTCCAACAGCTAAGTCGCTGACTCTGAGAGACTGGGATGGCAAGTCGGGCATGATGCCTATCTGCCATGACTTGACAAGTGCCTCAATAGGCGGTGTCTATACAGCTACAACTCTGGGAACAGGAAGCTACAGTTTGCGTGAAGGTGGTAAATTCGGTATTCACGAAGGCAATTTGTCACCTTATCGTGTATATCTGAACATTCAGACATCACAGTCGGCTCCTTCCCGTGCCATGATGTTCAGCATCGGAATGCCAGACGACAGTTCTACCACCGGCATCCGCATCATCAATATGGCGGATGGCATGCAGGTGGGTTCAGCTGTTAAGTCAGCAGCCATCTATACCTTAGAGGGGCAGCGCGTAAAGGGCACCCCTGGCAAGGGCATCTATATTAAGAATGGAAAGAAATTTATTGTTAAATAATTAAATGATAAGGAATTATGAAAGAAACAATGAAAGGAATCATGAAGAAGAAAGAGTATTTTGCACCATCGATTCAGGTAATCGAGATGGAGCATTCCTGCAGCATCTTGGCAGCGAGTGGAGAAAAGCCAGAGGAGGATGATTACGAGAACTGGGGACCGGGTTATGGAACTAATGATCCAAGATATCCAGGTCAGGGATTGTAATCTGAGGATTCTGATTCTAACATAAGTAAGGGCTGCAAATGGTAGCAATGCCGTTTGCAGCCCTCGTTGTTTTAATGGCTGAAGCATCGAGATGCCATCTTGATTAATCCTGTTTAACTGAACTTTCGCAAGTAAGCTCCACACGCCCAAATAGGGCAGAAGGTGCTGTGGTATAAGTCCGTAATACTGGTTTGCAAGTCCGCTAGGAGTTAGGGAGAAACGCAAGTCCGCAGGAACGCCTAATGGACTTACGAGCTGTTGATTTATGACACACCCTCTTGTGGACCTTCAGCCCGTACTTGCACCAAAAGTTACAGAAAAAGTTTCTATGGTTGCACGCAAGCACATGAAGAAGAATACTCAAGTGGTTCAGTCAGCTAGCTCAAGTGGCTCAGTCAAGCAATTCAAGTGGTTCAGTCAGCGAGTTCAGACGTCTCAGTTAGCTGATGCAGACGTCTCGATAAGCTTACAGATACGTCTCCGTTAGCCTACGCAGTCATATTCGTAACCCGATGCAGTCATATTCGTAACCCGATGCAGCCATATTCGTAACCCGACGCAGCCATATTCGTAACCCGACGCAGCCATATTTGTAACCCGACGCAGCCATATTTGTAACCCGATGCAGCCTTTATATGAACAAATTTTATGTAATTATCTATCATCCATCACGATTTGCATCTCTTACACATCTTGATATATTGACATACAGACACTTGAATGGCGGTAAGCGGCTCCGCGTTTATACCTTGCATAATTCAAAAAAAAGCAGTAACAGCTGATTAAACTAATGCTGTTACTGCTTTTTCCATCGGTCAGGAAGTAAGTTTCTATATTTTTCCAATGGGGTATTGGGTTGCCATTCTACAGTCTTTTCTATTACGTCGCATATGTATTCAAACAGATTAATGCCATTCAGCCTGCATGAGATGGCTATAGAATATAGGATAGCCGCCCGGCTTGCTCCTTCGTGCGAACCAAAGAACATTGAGTTTCTTCTTGATTCCTAAGACATAGCCAAATTTTTGAGCAACTTTTTGTGTTAATAAATACAAAAGAGGCGTTTTAAAACATACAGGCACTAAAATATCGGTAGCAGAAATGGTCAAAAATGATTTTTCTGTTACAAATCAACACGGAACTCGTTCTTTTAATAGCGTGTGGCTAGATTCCTAATTAGTTATCCGTGTTT